ACCGTTGTCTTTAAGATAGTGTAAGTTCTTATGATTGATGGCTTTAACAATAGGACTTAAGGCGTCAAGTCTATAATTATTATTTAGGTTACAATCATGATTTCCTAAAATTACTATAGTAGGTAATAAATCTGATAAATTAGAAAAGAATTCAGATGTTAAATCAATTAATTCTGGTGACATATCTGTTTTTGCATGTACAATGTCTCCAGCTACATATATAATATCATTTTCTTGTTTTGTCTTTTTTATATATGAATATAAACGTTTAAATACTTGTCTATATTCTTTATGTCGTTTAACATTTCTAATATGTACATCTGCTATGTGATATATCTTATTTATCATATTCCTAGTATCCTTTGTTCAATTAGCCATTCAGAAGTAAGTTTTTCTGTTTTTGCTAGTATATTATTAATTTTTCCAAAACCTACTTCACTTGGATCTTTTTCTTTTAAGTCTACAAAATATACATCTACACCGTTTGCCATAAAATATTCGGCTGTTTCAATAGCTTGTTTTCTTGCATCTTGATCAAGACATATATAAATTACTTTTACATTATTTTCAATAATTCTATGTTTAAGTTGATCAGGTATTGTTTTTCCAAATAACGGTATTGCATTTCTTCTTATTGCAATCGCATCAAATGCTCCTTCAACTAAACATACCGGATAATTCCAATTAATATGTAATTCAAATCCTACAATATCTTTTGATACTTGTGGATTCTTATGTTTAAAATTATCATCTTCATAATAAGCTCTACCAACAAAATAATTTAATACACCATTTGCATCATAACTGGGAATAATAACTTTTCCTGAATATGGTCCTGATTCACAATATCCTATTCTATATTTAAGAATATCATGAATTGTTATTCCTCGTTTTTTAAGATAATAAACTGCATTTCTATATTCTGGAGATAATGTATTTATTTTCCATAATGGCTTAAATTCGGCTGGTAGTTCTACTGCTTTTGTATTTGTAGTGGTTATTTTAGGCCTATATTCTGTTTCTTCAATATATTCAAATAACTTAGATATTTTAAATCTTTCTACATTTAACTTTTTAAACAATGTAATTATTTTACGACCTGCAGCGTTACAAACCCAACAATGCCAATGTTGAGAAATCATATTAACTTCTAACTTCTTTTTGTTATGATGACAAAAAGGACAGTGAAAAGCTACATTGCCTTTATTAGTAGATCTACCTTTACCAAGTACAGATTCTATTAATGTTAGTAATTTAAAATTCGTCATGTATACTAATATATAGAAAACTTTTCAAATAACCAAATTTTATTCAGAAAACCATTCAGATGGAATTTGTTTTTCTGCCCATGGAATACCATGTTTATCACACCAATCACCATATGTAGTTTTTGATCCTTTTCTTATTTTTGTTTTTCCAGACATAAATACTATTCTTATATCTAATTCTGGATGTTGTTTTTTAATAAGCAAATGTTTCTTTCTATCTTCTGCAACCCACCTACCTTTTGTTTCAACCAATATTCCATTTGGTAATGTGAAATCAATTGTATAAGTATGTTTAGTTTCAGGTTTGATATATGGTATTACTGTTGTTTCATATTCAAATTTAATTTTGTTTTCTTTTAGTTGATCTGAAACTTTATGTTCAAATCCAGATCTATAACCATGTTTAATTGCATTTCTACGCAATTTACTTTTACTTCTCCAAGCCATATTAATGATAACCGTTTAATAATTCTAACAAATCATCTATTGCACTATGTCTATGAGAATCTTCTAATACACATTTAAATACATATTCTGAATTTGTTAGCTTTGCCATATCGTGGTAAGCTGAATAATTTTTATCTTTTAGATCAATTTGGTAAGAATCTCCACAAAACAACATTTTTGAATCTTTACCTAATCTTCCAATTGCCATCGCCAATTGTGATCTTGTTAAATTTTGGAATTCATCTACAATAACAACTGAATTATCAAATGTTCTACCTCTAAAGTGAGCTAATGATACTAATTCAATTTGTTCTGATTTTTCCATTTTTTCTAATATAGGTGGTTTATTATAAACCTTTCTCATATTAGACCTAATAGGAACCAACCATGGTTCCATTTTTTCTTTTTCTGATCCTGGTAAGAATCCGTTATCTTCTGTAGAAATAGTTGGTCTTGTAATAATTATTTTATTAAATTGTTTTTTGAAAAACTGATCTAATGCTACTTGTACTGCTAATAATGTTTTACCACTACCTGCTTTTCCTACTATAAAATTATAAGGATGTTTTAGAATTTGAGTCTTTGCTTTCTTTTGTTCTGGAGAAAGTGAAATTGAAAATCTAACGTTACCTTTTGGCGGACTTTTTACCATATTATCTTTTACTGCCATCGCGTGACTCCTTTATGTTAACCTATTTAATATAAATATTTAGTAGTCCCATTTAATTAGGAAATTCATATCAACATCATCTCGTTTTTGTACTGGTCTAGCTAACTTTGCTACAGCTAATAACTGCGCATTGTCATCATACAATCCGATAGTTGTTATATATGGTTTCCAGGCACTACTAGTGAATTGATTTTGTATCAATTCGCTTTTTGGTTTACGTAATGTTGGATTCATACTAACATTACATTCTCCCATTGGAACTTTACATAGTACTTCATTTTCATAAATAGTTCTAGACGATTTATGTTCTATATCAAAACCTTCTTGTAATGCATAATGATATTTTGGTAATGGTGATGATACTACTATTTGTCCTGATCTATAAAATACATTACCTGCTACATTTGTTTGATATGCACTACTACTCATCCAATGATTATTTGCTAAAGATAATGCAGATGCGGAATGTAAATATGTATTGAAAATTCGAATTTCATCAATACTTCCTGATAATGCTCCATTACAATCTTCATCTAATGCTCCAAATATCAAATGTGATGGATTCATTAAATTATTATCTTCTGTATGGAATTTATCTGTAACTCCACTTTCCCATACGCCGTTAACAAACATTGCAAGATCTGATCCTGATTTACTACACATTACATGATACCAAGTATCATTAGATGATGTAACACATGTACTTGAAGTTACTTCTAATGTATCAATTCCATTACTTCTACTAAACAATATTTTTCCGGCTGGATATTTTGGATGATTTTTATTTGTAACACTTATATCATATGGAAATCTAGTACGATGTATATTTGTATTTTTATAAAATGTTCTTCTATTAGATTTTCTATTTACTCTTACCAATTCTTGCTCAACACCTCGTTTTGTAATTATACAATTTGAACCAGATGTACGATATGCAGTTGATCCTGTATCTGCCTGGGTTGGCGGTAATTTACACCAAAATGATATTGCAAAGTCTTGGTCTTGTCTAAAATTAAACTTATTATTATTTGGAGTAATTATATATGCTTTTGAACCTGAATCAAATGCAGCTGCGATTCCTGATGCTGGATTAAAGGTTTCTTTAAGTGACACATTATCTAGTTTAATAGTAGTGTTATCAGTACCATTTCGTAAAACAATAGGATCTGTATCATCTGCTACAAAATTATATGTATGAGTACCAACACTATTATCTACTGAGTTATAACTATCTCCATCATAAACATGGAAACTTGCACCTGATGCATTTTCTGTTATAGTATATGTAAGCCTATAAGTCTTTCCATTATCTAACAATAATGTTCCATCAGAACCATTTGAAAAATAAGCTCTTCCGTCAAAACCTCCTCCAGATGCATTAACTAAATTTAGAACTCCAGAAGAAATTGAAAGTCCAGAATCAGATGAATGAAATCCTAATGCATAACTAGAATTAGTAAGAGACCCAGCTGTTGCAAAATCTCCGTTTGTTACAATTTCTTCGTTTTTGGCTTGACGTTGTCCAGATGTCGCAATTCCTGGTTCATATCTTACTAAATGTGCTGTTGATACAATATCCTTATTGATACGATTGGTATTCTGAATATGTTTATATGTTTTACCTCTTGTATCAACACCTAATCGACCAAAGTTTAATTCAAAATGACGAAACTCATCATTGAATCCCCAATAAGCAATAGACTTTGATTGAGATATAAAACTACCAGTATTTATTGTATGGTCACGCAAATTTCCGTATTTATCATCGTATAAATCTACTTTTTGATAACTATCAGATCCAGTAAAAGATACATGCACAGATGTTTTTTTAATATTTTCTCCATGTTTAACATACGGTATTGCTACTACACTACATGAATAAAATAAATTCTTTTCTGTATATCTTGGATTATAATGTTCCATGGTATGTGCAGGAACGTTCTTTGTTTCTGGTCTATAAAATAAATGATCTATTGCTTTCCAAGTAGGAGTTTGATATGTTCCGTCTGGATTTCTTGCATTATCAGCATCTAGATTTGATGCACTAATTGGAGTAGTCTGTACGTTATGTATTCCATGTCGAACTACATATCCATCGGTTAGATATGATGTTTCATCTGTTCTAAATACTGTATTTGCTTCAAACGGTGTAATTGATACATCATCTTTATTAATTGGTCTGAAGACTACTGCTCTTGAAGCCATTTATATTCCCTTTATAGTAAAAACTCTCTTATACTTATAAATATAAGAGAGCTTTAAATATGATGAATTATAACGATTAGAATCTATTAGAAGTCTAATTTTACTTTAATTAATGCCTCTCTTGTAAATGATTTCAATAAAGGCTTACTTAATTTAGCAACCGCTAATAATTCTCTTCTGTCATTATACATACCTACTGTAGTAATATAAACTTTTGGATCACCAATAAATGATGATTGAGCAAATCTACCATTTGATCCAGTAACAAATGTTGGATTATTTGTAAAATTATATTCTGCATTTGTTGCTCTAACAAAATAATGAGTTGATGTTACTTTTTCAGATGATCTACATTGGATTCCTAATTTATCACCAGATGCATCAGATAAATATGCTCCTGAATGCGATATTGATGTAAATAATTTATATGCATTATCACCTGCAATTTCTGAACCTGTTACAGTATTAAATCCTCCTGATACATTTAACACATCTGCATTAAGTACTATAATTCCTAAATCTGGATATAATAAACCAAAGTGATAAGGTGTTACTGAATTATAAACTCCTTGCTCGATAGAACCGGAAACCATATTATATCTTCTTCCAAAATGACCTCTTCTAACTGAAATTGCAGAAGTTATTTTAGAATCATCGATGATTCTCATTACAGGATTATTTTCACCACCTTCTAATACTTTTACATTTGAACCTGTATGTGTATTGTTATTTCCGGTTGCTCCATAAACTGATCCTGATAATGCAGATAAATTTAATTCTATATTACCTTCATCTAATCTTTCTCTCATCAATGCACGGTTAAAGTTTACTACATATATAGAATCTGAATCAACTCCGTTAAATGAAAATTTAGTATCATCTGGTTCTAAACATAATAATCTGTATTGAGAATAAATTGCTCTCGATGGTGTATCATTTACCTGACCACCTTCATCTGCAGAACCAGAACCTAATCTATGTCCATATGCAATACTAAACAATGCAGAACCTGTTGCATCATATGATGAATTTGCAGTTCTATTATCTCCATTCCAAATTTCATAATAATATCTTTTTTGAGTTGCAGATAATAAAGAAGATGTATGGAAATCTAATTGATTACCAACGTTAGGTGGAAATAATCCTCTTGTTACAACCTCTTGCTGATTAGGGATAACATCAGTATCAAGATCGAACTCTGTAAATATTCTTCCATTCCTTGCTGCTAATCTTGCACGCTCTCTTTGTGCAATTAATTGGTTTGCAATTTGTCTTGCTCTTCTTTCAATTTCAATATTTCTTATACGAGCCTGGTTCGCAATATCTCTAACAGTATCTTGTTGGAGAACTGGTGATTCCGGTCTTGGTCTAGGTCTTGGTCTTGCCATGTTACGCAATGGACCTCTCGATCTAAACCTACCTGCAAATCTTCCTCTTGACGCAGCCATGGATGAACCATTATATCCTGACTTATTTCTTTTTATTGATGCCATATTATTTTATCCCTTATTTATAATCTTACATAGCTTGTAAAGCTACTCCTGGTGTCGTTTCTAATTCTTGTTTTTCAACTGTTAAGTTAATTGTTACGCTACCACCTGTTTCATTACCTACAACTGTAATAGTTGCTGTCTTATCTTCTACTGGTTGAGCTTTTGCAATAACTTCAAATGACAATCCTTGTACAGTTACTGTTTGTGCTGCTTCATTATCACCAATAAATGCAGGAACTGTAGCTCCTCTACCTGCTCTACCTGTTCCTCTTGTTACTCTTAAATAAGCTGCATCTGAATCAGATAATACTGCAGTATAACCAAATGTTTGGTTACCTCTATTGAAGTTTCTTGTATATGGTCTAATTGAAGCTGTTCCACCACTTGATAATGTAATATTCTTGTTTTGTACGGAAATCACTGGAATTCTAGTTGACCTAGATGGAAGTGTTACAAGTTTATATTTCATCATTTGAGTTTCATCTGGTAATGCTTCAATTACCGGCATGTTTTCAATTACTACTCCATAAAATGAAGTTCCTAATGGATGATCATTATTCCATAAATCGTAATCTACTTCATCATCTGCTAAAGCGTATTGTGTTATTTTGAATTCATCTCTACCCCTTGCCAATAATTGTCTTCCCTTCTTGGTCAGGATAGCATCTACTGTGATTGAACTATTATCTAAATATCCCATAGTGTTTCCCTTTTTATTTTTAAATAAATATGTTTATCATTAAAAAGTATACCATTTATCTAACATCTAAATTACCTCCAGCTGGTAAATCTTTTTTGTATACTAAACTATATCTGTTTCTTAATGTTATTTTTACTACTTCTTCGCCTTTTACATCGTCTGGAGATGGTTCATTTATTCCAGGTGCTGTTATTTTTGATCCTTCATAATATGATGAATCTAATGGATCATCTCTATAATCTGCAGGTTGTAATGAATGACTAGTTGCAAATTCACCTAAATCAGTAAATGTACCATATCCATTACTTCGTCTTGCTCTAGTCATAAACTCTCTACCTTTTCTGCCTATTTCATCACCCCAATCTCTATTTGCTTGCATATCTGGATATTTGTTTAATGTTTTAACCTCTTGAGATGATAAACAATAATCATCAAATATCTGTAGCTGTGCCATTGATCCTGAATATGCATATGTATTTGCTGATGATTTATATCCCATACCAATATGTCTAATTCTCCATCTTCCTAAACCTACATCACCAGTTACATCTTTGGTAACTGTGTTTTGCAGTCTTCCGTTTAAGTAAAACTTCATAACTGCATTTTCTGGATCTGTACCATCATATGTATATGCTAAGTGATTTGTATCTCTTGCGGCATCATTTGTTACTGGCCAAGCTTGTCCATCTTTTGCTCTTGAGTTCCATTCTGCAGTAGAAGTACCTAAAGTATTCCAATAAGTTGCATCTTCAGATCTTGCAACTAGAACGCCTTGGTCATTGATCCAGAATCCAGGATTTGTTGCATCTCCTCTACCAAGAAATGCAATATCTCCAGTACCTGATCCAGAAGCTGGTTTCAATACTACTGATATACTAAACTTTCCTGTGTTATCAGATTTTGGAAGCATTATATCATCTTGTAATCGGATTCTAGTACCTCCTCTATTATGTGTTGCAGATAGCTGCGGTCCTTGACAATCAAATAACATAGCCTGGCCTGTCCAGTTATTATGAGTTATTTCTTCAAATCTAGCAGTTGATGCTGCTTGCTGAGATGCAACTCCTGAAGTATTTACTGATTCAAATCCAGAACCTGATGTATGATTATAACTTGTTCTAGAATCTAACATTCTTGAACCATTAAAGCTATCTAATCTATAGTGATGTGATGCAGCATTTACAGGTCCATAATAAAATACTTTTTTACTATACATTGGAGATTTACGTTGTTCCATTATAACAGATCCGGTAGGCGACCATTCTAACTCATGTCTTGATTGCGTTATCCAACCACCATTCAATGTATCATATTTTACACCTATATATCTATATGTTGCTCCTGGATGTCCTGATCCAATTCTAAATAAATCTATTCCTGGATCTGTATAATCATCTCCATCATTTGATCCGGTTGCTATTTTATATACACCTAAATTAGTTCCATTAATAACATCGGTTGTAACTGCAAGTAAAGATCTTGTTAATGAACCAGACAAGTCAGATCTTACATGAACATCAAAATTCAATGAACCTGTATAATGCATTGGCTCACCTTCCATTGATGGTACATCTTGAATAGATGCAGTATAATGCATTGGCTCAGCTTCCATAGGTTCTAATGCATCTACAGATGCTGTTAATGGTAATATGTCCATAATTGGATCAGGGAATGGATCTGGTATGAAATCCTCATAATGCAGTTCTTCTCTTGAAGGTTCTGCCTCTACCATTACTTTAGATCTTTCAAGCACACTTGGCTCAACTATCAGCCCTAAATCTGCATTTGTTCTAACTGGAATTAATTGTTTCAGTTGTGAAAAGAATGAAAAATCAAATAATGCAAATACTCTTATATATGCATTTATATCATTATCATTTTCATATTTTCTCCAATATCTATGAGCAAATGTTTTTAATTTTGGATATAATTCTTTGTATTGATCTTCTGCAGAACCAAAGAAATCATCTAGAGCAACATTACCTATTTGATTAAAGATGTCTTTGTTCATCATATCTTGAGGAGAGAAATATATTCCTAGTTTAGCAGAATCATTTGATACAGTATCATATTGACTTATTTCTCCTCTAGTTTCTCTATCTAATGGATGAATTAATTTATTATCTTCAATTCTTATTTTTTCTGATTTTAAATTTTTTCCTCCAATACTTGGTCCATGAATATAATATGTCTCTTCTACTCGTTCATAATGATCATTATTAACAGTATCCCATGGTGTTTGAAAATTACTAGCAGTTGCCCATGAAGTTGTTCCGTCATTTACTGGATCAGAAAAGTCTTGAATAGCTTGATTTGGATGTGATGATGAAATATAAATTGTCGCTGAATGATCGTATCCTTTTTGGTTTGTTCCAAAAGTATAATGTCTTACCAATGTATCAAATGATGATGTTGCGCTAATTGATGATACATATGATTTTGGATTCAATGTATGTTTATCAAACGCATCTTGGCCTATATTTTCTAACCATTCGCGATATTCTTGGAATGAACCTGTAAATGTTCCTAATCCTGCAGGATCATGTGTACCACCTGATGTTGATCCATTTCCAATTGCATGATTTAAGTATTGATTTACTTTGAAGGTATTTCCACCAGTTGACCCAGTTTGGCCTCCTAGATATCCAGCTATTGCTCCTGTTGCTGTACTCCATGCATTGTTATGTGCATTATATGTTGGAGTAATAGATAAACTTGCTGAATGGATTAATTTTCCTTTAATATAATCTGACGCTTGCTGTACTTGTACATGGTAAGTGACATTAGTACTAGCAGCTATATTGTATATTCCTGAGTCAGAACCGGTCGCTTCCCAATAATATCTCAAGTTCCAAAAATTACCATCATATAATGGAACCCAATCTGATGATGCTGTCATTGGAGTTGTCGATCCAGCCGCTTGTCCATGCACATAATGTACTCTACCATAATCTGCACTACCTGAATATGAACCTGTATATTCAATTGCAATATGTGATATAGGCACTGGTGTGGCACCTACAAGACCTGCAGTATAAACTATCATACTTGCTGTTATTGCTGGTTTGAATCTCCATTCTCTTGTCTGATCAGGTATTGTATCTCCTGCAGATAAATACTCTCTTTGGAATCCCCAATCATATAAATCTGTTTTATAATGATCATGAGTAAATTCTACATATGAACCAGATTGTATTTGTAATGCATATGTGAATTGATCATATATTCCAGCTGGTTGAGATTTTGGCATTTTAGGTCCACCATATTCTCTAATAGATAATAAAGATTCTGGAATACCATAACATGATAATAAAGCTTTTACTGATCTAGATGTTCCTTTTGTTTTTAGTAGGTGAGGTAAATTATTAACTACTCTTCTCCATACTTGTTTTGTTAAATCTTCTTTTGGCGTTGCAAATGATACTGCAGATGATTGAGTAATATATTGAGAATAATTTGTATATAAATCTGTTATTTCTTCGGCTGATAATAGTCTGTTATAAACTCTTATTTCATCTAATGATCCAGTAAAGTTACTATAAGGAGTTCCAGTATTATCAGTATCTATTGCACCTATAATTGGTTTAGGATAATCTCCTGTTTGCTCAGAACCTATATCATGAGATGCACTAACTGCAATATCTGTTCCTCCTATAAATGTACCATTAACATATGCAGATCCACTTAATGTTCTATCAACATTAAATACTATGTGATGCCATCCATTTGATACACCTCCTGTCGATGTTCCTTCTAATGATGTTGGATCAAGATAAGATGATGAAAATTGTTTTGTTATAGAACTAGGAATAGAAAATGAATGAGTACCATGAGACCCAGTATAAAATTGTTTCCATTGTATAGTTCCTTCTGGTGCATTAGCTAATATCTGCCATCCAGCGCCATCTGAACCTGAATTATAATTTATTATACCACCATCGCCATTTGTTAAGTCTGCATCTTTAATCCAGAATGAAATTGCATAATCATCATTATTAAAATCATATGCTTTATTATATTTTAAATAATTTGTAGTTCCATTAAATTTTCCACCCCATCCATGCGCGCCTTCTTCAAATATTGGTTTGTCATATGCTTCTAATGCTTGACCTTTTACTATACCATAATCTATAAAATTTTGTCTTGCAAAATCAGGTCTACCTTCATCAAACGGAACATATAATATTAAGTTATCATCAATTCTTCTATCGTTAATATTTCCAAATGATCCTAGCTCATTTGTACCTAATAAGTATTCAAATAAACGTTCATGTTGATTTCCATTTTCTAAATGCCATCCAAATGATTTTGCAGTTTCATATAATAAATCTTTTGATATACCATGTCTATGATGTTCATCTCTATTATAGATATCTGTTTGATGTTTAACATATGAATACATAATATCATAATGATGTCCTATCATATGTACAAATGTTTCAAATTCAGAATTATTATTATCTTCTCTAATATGTTCTGGAACTGTTTTTACTAATGCATGATCGTTATGAAAATCCCATAACGATGCAGAAGATTCTAACGCGTTATACCATACCTCAGCTTGAGATGAGGTTGAATGGCATAATGTCCATTGATTAGCCGTAAATGGTTTATCTGATGTTGTTACACCATATCCTTCTTTTGGCCAAGGTTCAACTACAAATGTTTCGAATCCAATATTTGAACCTGAGGTTGCATTTGTATATATACTTCCTGTATTATACTGATAAAGATATTTTTCAAATCCATCAAATCCTCCAACAATATTGTCTTTGTATTTTTCATATAAAGTTTTATTTGCATTTACTTCATTAGACTCTGATACTGAATTTAATGTTTTAATTTGTGCATCATAATATTCAAGTAATTCTATTTTATATTTAAAGTTTGCAACTCTTTCTTTTGCAGACGAATAATGTACAAAATTTTGAAATCCGGAATAATCAATTCCTAATTCAACTCCTTGCAAGGAACCTGAAAACATTTTATCAATTATTTGTTGAGATGTTGCTGTTGCAGAACCTAATAATTCGTTCCAGTTTTGAAAATTTGTTTCATTAATTTTTGACCACTTAACATCAATTTCAAAGTTTGGACCTCGCATTGCATTGGTTGGTGATTCGACTGGTTTTCTGTAAAGTACTACATTATCTGTATATGGTTGTCTTACTTGCTGAACTATCCATAGTCGTTGTTTTTCTTTGTAATTTTCTTGTAATGGTTGATACAATTTAATGTATAATTCTCTAGAATCGCTTAACCATCTATAATTTACAAATTGTGCTAATCTATTTCTACCAAAATTCAAGAATAATAAGTTCATAAACCCATTATCACCACATAACTCATTTCTTCTTGTATGGAACATAGATAATTGTTCTGATGTTGTTAGATCAGATATATCCAATGTTTTAATAGATTTTTTCTTTTGTTTTATATTCTCATCGCCAATATATACTTTTAATTCAGTACGATCTGCAGATATTTCTTTTATGTATAATGATGGATTTGCATCATCACCGACAATAGGTCTAAAAAAGTTTAAGACAAATTTATATGTTCCTTGCTTGATTCCTAGTTCATCAAAGTTTTTATATAAATCAAACTGAACTAAACTATCTTCAGTATTAAATGCTTTCCAATGATCAGCTGTATGTTCACTGGTGATATAATTACTCATCATATCATAAACATGTAACTCTATTGTTTCATCTAACGCAGGATCATCAAATTTACGTATCTCAACTACTTCACTTGCAATTACTTCTTGATCATCAGCTGTGAGTTGTAATGCATCAATTGGTTTATTTGATGCTTTTATATTTTCACTATTTAGATATTGCTCAATTGCCATTTTTACCCTTCAAATAATTTATTATATGGTGCCAAATGTGGTTTTCTATAAAAATCATCTTCAGCTATATATTCTTTATAATCGGTTCGATTTAATTTTCCACCTCCGGCATCTAAGCTTCTTACACCGTCATTATGTTCATACACTTCAATGGTATCAAAGACATCATTGTCCCCACTCGAAAAATTAATTGTATAATCATCTCCTATATACCATTTTTCTCTACCAGCAGAAAAGAATGGAGGATCATCAATTCCTGTTCTAAGCCTAACTTTCATTCCTTTTGGAATAAAAATAGACGTTAAAGAATTTTCTAGCCATTGTGATACTTTAATATGTCCAGGTGCTGATGCATAATGAGCATGATAATTATAGCTACCATGAGAATGACTTCTTTTTGCATTTGCATGATATTTTTTATTAACTTCAAGCTCAGCTGTCCATCCAGTAAGATCCCTATGCTGGCCTATTCTTACTCTCGCATCTGGTGAATATTTTACTTTGGTTACTTTTGCATTTGCAGGATATCCTAGATATTTTATCTGATTCCAATCCATTGCAGTATATGTTCTATTATGATATTCATCGTAATTATTTTCCGCATTGGTTGGATTTGTACTTCCAGGTAATTTTTTAGCTGTTGCATAATAATCTAAACCTCCAGTATATTTTTTTACTTCTCCTCGACATACCATAAAGTAACCAGCTTTTATACCTCCAGTATATCCACGAATAAGCTCACCTTCCCATTGTTTAGTTGTAACTTCGTTTCCAGTAGGAGTATATACTTGAGATCGTTTTGCAGGCTTTTCTGTTTCATCAGGATGATATTCTGTCCACCTAGGTGATAAGTCTGGTAAAAATACTTTATCATATTCGTCTACATTGTCATCATCATAACCGGCCGGTCTGATTAAATCACCTTTCTCATAACGTATTCTTCCATCTCCTAAATTAAGTTCAATTTCTTCATTATTATATTGACATCCATCTTTTTCAACTGGTCCCCATTCAACATCATCTAACTCGCCATTTATAATAAATCTATTAATAACTGGTGCTTCTGTAATTTCAGCTTTTGGTACAATGTCAATATCTCCATATGTCATGTCTCTATCTTTCATGAATACTTCTAAATTTCTGCCTTCTAATGTATTTGTTAATCCTTTAACAGGTGGAGGATTGACAGATCCGTCAAAATGATGTACAGGTGATCCGCCTATCTGATTAGAATCTCCTTGAGGAAGACCGTTATTAAATCTATATCTAATTCCTTTCCATAAAACAAATATTGTACCAGCAACGCCGGTTAAATCTCCTGCAGAATTAAATTCTGTTTTCAATTCCCACTTATCACCAAATTCCTCAGTTGCAGTCGGTGGATCAGCTTTGTCTTGATCTGGATCTTCATTGTCTCTAGAATCAACAAAATGTGTCTCAACTTCGATTTCTGGTTTAGATGGATTATCCAATACGTTTATTGCAACTTCTTCAGGTAATTCCATTTGTTCAAACCCTTTAAGATAACTATTAAAACTTGTATCTACAGCTTCCATAAATGATTCTATATCATATTTAACAGATTGTAATGGAATTTTGATTGGAAAATTTTCATTAGGAGTAGCTTCTTTGTATTCAATTACACCTCTAGGAGTACGTAACGGTCGTTGTTCTACTAATCTAATATCATCATTATCTCTAGCAATTGTACCATCTGGTTTTATAAGATCTCCTTGATTTTGAATAGTAGGAGTTTGTCCAATTAATCTATCTAAACCATTAACTTTTTTATTTAATCGTTTTAATATATGATCGTCGGTAGCTTGCTGAACATCTACTGCAGATTTTGCTCCAACACTATGTGCTTGATAATCTTCCATTTTATCTTACCACTTTAAAGTAATAACCATTATCAAAATATTTAATTGTTCCGTCTGCATATTTTGATCTGATTTTAAATTTATAATATCTTTCAGGTGCTAATGAATTCATCCAATAAGTAAAATAACTTCCGTTTGAATCAACACTTAATTTTGTATATGTATCATCATAATCTAATATGATCTCATCTGTATTTGCGTCACATACTGCATAAGAACTTGTATAACTTAATCTTTGCGTTTCATTTAAGTAGAATGATGATGTTGTATATGTTTTAGTTGGATATTTTGGTCTAGCTCCTACTCGAAATGTTACTCTGCTTCCTTCAGAATATTTTTCTTCTATATTTTTAAAGAATACTACTGGTCCTCCGTTATTAGTTTGATGAACTTCAGTTAAAGTAGCATCTGTTATAGTATGATCTCTCCAAACTACTTCTAATTTTGGTGCATATATTGTATGAGTATCTTTTGAAAAATATTTAATATTAATCGAATCGCTATTACTTGATTCGGCTGGATATGATTGTTTTAATATTAATCCATAATTTGATATAGTTCCATCTAACCATTTATCAACAATGGTAGTAATATCCATTCTAACATCTGCGGCTTCATATGCAAATGACTGAGATCCTTCATATCCAGAACCTGTTATCCAAGTACCTCCTCCTAATGGTTCTTGTATTCCTAATTGATGAGCACTAGCAGCAGAACCTGTATTCCACCTTGTCGCAGAATCATAATCATCAGAATAATACCATGAAGCTCCGTTACGTGTTTCAGGTATATCTGCATAATTTCCATTACCATTATTCCATGATTCAGAAACTGGATATGCATACAATGTAAAATCTATTGGCATATCAGTTGCGTAAATACTTTTCATGTTTAAATAAAATTTACGAAGCGTACTTCCTATATTTCCATCAACTATAGATTGAGATAATGCAGTAAACTCTGGACCTGAAAAATCTATTAATATACGACTATTATATGTTCCTATTTGAAATAAATTATCTAATCGAGATCCTGAAGTTGTTTTTACTAGTTCAAGTATCTGATCAATTCCAGTATTTTTACTTGGAAATTTTTCATATAATGTTGTATCTCTATTGGCATATATTTGATATTGCATATTCTAGTCCCTTATATTCCTACAATTCTACCTTTAATATCTGAATTAGGATATCTAATTTCAAATATACATGGATCTAATGATGGATAAATTATGTTATTTAATGTTGCAGCTTTGACATCATATACATTTCCTGAATATCCAGAGTTTATATCATATAGATTTTTTATTTCTACATCGGATACAGTTTGAACTCCATCTACATTATCTAATTTTGTATAAATATCAGAAATCACAATTGGTGAATTAATCTGCATATTATCAATATGTAACAACTCTTTAAGTTTTTCAACACACCTTAATACAACTTCTGACCCGTTATATGTTGGTTTTGGTATAATTTCAAACTCAACTCCTAAATTAACTATAAAACAGTTTTTAATATTAATTGCATCTGTCATCAATCTAAATTGTGATATATATGTTTTTAGATTTTGTTTAATAGCAGGATTCAATGGTACTATCTGTCTTGTTGAATTATATCCCATTGCATAAATATTCATTGCCAATGGATTTGGAATTTTAGCTTCTGGATCTGTTGAATCTACTTGTTCATCTTGGATAATATATGCTTTAGCTACATGACCAAATTTAGGTGGCATTGTATAACATCTTAAAATATAATCTTCTTTTGTAACTGCTCTATTTTGTGCAGCAAAAACACTTAAAGCTTTTTGCCTTACCGTTTCAACTGACTCTGCAGATGCTCCTCCTCTAGAAGGTAATGGATTATTAACAGCTACAGATCCTTTTGCTTGATTCAGAATTGCTGTATCTAAATTTTGTATTGAGTTTGCATATGATGCAAATGAAACTTCTTGTATTGAATTTGCTGGTACATTATCCTGTAATCCTTTACCTCTTGCATAACGAACGGTTAAGGTGGTCTGCGAAGGTGCTTGTCCATATGTACTTGAATATAAAAAGTTTGCAGGATCTATTGATATATCAACTTCTCTATTTAATCCTTTAATCCCTAAACCTACGTTTTCTGGATTAGGTATTAGATCTCTATCATGTTCCTCAGATATACCTGCTCCAAATTGAATCTCTAATTGTTTGTTTGCTCTAAATCTTGATACAAATCGTTTAGCTGTACGTCTTAATTTTAAGATATAAGGTACGCTTGAATTATAACTTGATAATTCAGGATCTATATTTGGAGTATTTCTTATACCTTCTTGTATAGTATCTTGTGCTAAATATGGAACTTCGTACCATTTATTGCCTTGTTCATCCATAATATCAATTACTTCAATTATATCTGTATCTTTAAGAACTATTTTATCATATATTTTAGGTTCTTGGAATCTAAATTCTTCTTGTGTTACAGCACCAGATACAGCTGCAACTTTTTTCTTAATCAAAAAGTATGTTGGTGTACCAGTTGCTTCATCAATTTGATATACAGTAACTGTTCTAGGATTGGTTGCAGAACCTGTTGCTCCAAAATCTACTGGATCTACTGATCTAAATTCAACCCCTGTATTTGACTTTGCTATCATTCCTGCATTTATATTTAATGCATATCTCCAATCTGGTTTTGCATTAACTCCTGTTCCGGTTGCTGGTACTGTTTGATATACATCTAATTCTACTAATGATGCTACCATATTTTTTGTTTTATATCCTAATGCAGCTGCAATAGAATTTATATTTGCTCTTTCTTCTGCATATCCTAATAATGATTCTTTAAGATTACTATCTGAATAATATGATAATACATCACCAATATATGCTGACATTTCCATAAACATCATTCCAGGTGATGATTCATTAAAATCATTATAGGTATTTGGAAAATAGTTTTTTGCAAAATTAACTAAATTTTGTCTAAACTCACCAAAGTCTCTACTTAAATATTTTATATCCTTTTTAACTAAATCTGCCATAAATTATTCCCTTAATATGATGCCATTGCTCCTGGTTCAACTGTTGTAGTACTTTCTCCATTACTAACTAATGTTATTTCTTGATTTGCTCCTTGCTCAGTTACTCTAAACGTAAGTTTAATAAATAAATAATTTGTAAAATTATCATCTGCATCTCGATTATCTATATTAATATTTTTAATGATAATATAAGGCAACCAAAATTTTATCGCATCTTGTATTTCTTTATTTAATGAAATTACTAGTTCTGGCGTATTTGGTTCAAATACTCTATCTTTTATTCTTACTCCAAACTTTGGTTGCATATATCTTTCACCTGGATATGTTAATAATAGGTTTTTAAGATTTGTCAACGCTTGTTGTTCTGTTGTAAATGATAATGGAAACTTACCAGCTAATTTTTCAGCTAATTCATTTGATGCATCCGAGCCTGATACTTCTCCGTATGCTAAATTTGGCTTTGATGTTACACCAGCAGATGCACCGTTGAAAGGAAGCATTACTCCAATAGCTTTATCATCTTCTATATCATTAACATTATAACGATATATTGGACGTCCGCCACCTTTTAAGTAAGCTGATTCTTTTTTGCTTTTGAAGTATTTATCTGCCACTATCTAGTTCCCATTTTACCATTTTTCTTATCTATTGCTTTAATGACACCACTGTAATCTTTCATTAATGCATTTTGAACAGCTTGAAGTTCTGGTGTTTTTGCTTGAACAGTTTCGCCATCAATACCTGTCATTACCTGATTAGGCCTTACCATTGATGATGTTCTTGTAGGACCCATTTGTGGATAATCTTCCATCATACTAACTGGTGGTCCTTGCATCATTGAAGCAAAATCTCCTGTTTGTGCTGTTTCATTTAATAAATCATTTAACATTGAATTTTTTGCAAATTTCTTTTTTCTTGCGATAGGTCTCCTTGGCATAGGATTTTCTGTAATTTCTGACAGATTCATACCGTGTTCAATAACTTGATTAGTGTTAATCTTTTGTTCGTTGATAGCTTGTTTAACAGCTTTACCAACTTCTTCTCTAATAACTTTTCGTAAAATTTTTACAAAACTTTTTGTATCCATAGTTTTCTCCAATTTATTTTAATATAAATATGAAGATACTAGAATTATGGTGGTTGTTATAAAGTATAATTCTGATCGCTTTTTATATAATCCCAAACGAAATCTGTCTTTAATGTATCCAATATTGCGGCATTAATTGCAGGACCTGTAGGACCTCCAGAATTTGTATATGTTAACATTTGAATTTTATCAATTAATTCTACACACCAATCATGCATTTGTTGACCAAGAATTAACGGTTCTACAGAATCAAGACCTAAATGAATTTCTGGTGCATTTACTGTAAAATGACCTGAACCTCCAACATCTATTCCTACAGCTTCTGTTGCTGATATTCCTATATATGTTCCTGCAGACATTAGTATTGCATCTTGTCGTGCATTAAATACTAATCTATCTGATGTTATAATAACTTGAGGGCTTTGATAATCTGCACAAGCAGCTACAGGAGAAGGCGTCGGTGTACCTTGATCTTTTTGTTTTGATTCTGGTGTTCCGGCCGGGTCATCCATTACTCCTATTTCTTCTAAATCTTCATCTAATGGTCCAGGCGTATCTTCTAAATCTCCTCCTTGAGGTCCAAACATATCTATTAAATCGGCTGCAAAATTTACTAACGCTAATATACCTGCAGCAATTGCAGCGGTATTAAATGCATCTTGATTAGATTCTACAATATTATCTGGAGGTAATATTTCTTTAAGTTCTTCAAATGCATTTAAGGTTGCTTCTCCAGAAGGAGTTGTTGGATCATAATTATTTGGATTCATAGCCAACGTAATATTTGATGCTATATCTTCTGGAATTTTCATTGGAGGATATAATATTGGATCTGACATTATTACATTAGTAAGTTCCGGATCTCCAAAGTCTATTGCATTAGCTCCTTCTCCAATGGCATATACAGCATTTAAATATTGTTTTCCATCTGGTGTTGTACAACATCCACATAAATCAATATGTTTAGCATAACTCAATCCCTGCTCTCTAAATACATCTTTTGCATTAGATGAACATTGTTCTAAACTCCATCTATGATTTGCTGCTACAACTATAACCCATTCATCTTGTGGTATATGTCCTTCTTGAATAGACTGCTTGATCAAGTCGTATGCATAATGTTGTCCTACAAATCCAGGATCATCTGCGTATTCTATTGCCGCAGTTGATGTAGGTGGTATTACCCATAATATTCCACGTACATCTCGTTTCATGTCTCCTGGAAAAATGTATACATTTTCCATTCCCCATATTTCACCTTCGTATATAGTTTCGGTTCTATCTACTACATGTCCACTATTTGATTTACTTTCTGCCATAATTTATTTTTCCATTTAACTTTGTCCTGGCCAAGGTCCTAATCTTCCTTGTTCAAATGCTGCATCTAATCCGTGCCATGAGTTACTTGATTTACCTGCTCTTAATTTTGAAAACGGTCCTTTACTTGCAAGCGCAGTATTGTATTCAAAATGCCATTCTTCTGTTGTTACTGTTCTTACAAATCCATATTTGTATGAATTAGCTACCAACCATGCATAAACTCCTTTTGTATTAGTAGTACTAGTTTTTGATCGACTACCATCTTTATTTACCAGATATCGTTTATAATCTAAATCAATTGCAGTACCACTTTGGTGTCTACTATAACCTGGTATTGCTACATAACATGAAAATTTAGTTGAACTTGCTGTCCATAACGGACTTGATCTATCTTTTTTATTAGCTTCTGTTTTCCAACTTTTATTGATTGCATTTGCATATCTACAATTTACTTGACCTGAAGCTAATTTCTGTCCTGTTCTTGGATGATTGATTTGCCAAAGACCTCTGAAGCTACTATTTAATTTTATTTCTACTCCATCTGCTTTGGCTGCTTTAAATAATGTAAGCACTTTGCCGCACATTTTTTCTAATACAGGCTGTCCTTGTATTAATCGTATTCTATCTGTACCAACAACTCTTCCTCTAGTCGGTGATCCTCTTTCAGTATCAAAATATTCATATTCACCATCTAATAATTCTAAATCTTCTACATCATCTGGAATTGGTTCTAATGGTTCTGCAGGAAATATTGGTGCACTAATACCATTACAATCTTTAGAAGGAATTGCATATCCATTTGAACTATAATGAGCTTCATCTGATGAATTACTAAATGGTTGTTCTATTGCATCAAATTGATTATGTGCTAATGAAACTGCAATTTTTTGTCCTGAACACATATAGATTGATGCTTTATCTCCGTTAATATCTTCAATGATATATTCATTTCTAGAATTTTTTTGAGATGGCGCTTGTCCAGCTCTTAATATATTAATTGGTGCTCCTGGACCTGCTTGACCTTCTGACCATGATGGCATTTTAATATATCTTTCTGGTTCTTTTGGATTAACTGTAGATCCAAATCTTATAGAATTTCCAAATCGACCTTGAATTAAAATATCTCCTTCATATGGTTGTAAATTATTTAATTCTGTTTGTTCTACAAAATCATTACCTGGAGGAGGATTAGTTTTATTATCTGACGTATTAGGATTAGGTCCTGATGCAGGATTTGAATCTTTAGGATTAGGCGAATAGTTTTGATCAACCTCTGGTTTCCTGTCTGTAGGTTCTTTGAATTGTTCTACAAATTTAGTTGATTCTTCTTTTGTATAAAAACTATTGTTTTCATATCCTCTATCATATTCATGTAGTTCTAAAACTGATTGATATGTTCCTCCTTTTCCAACTGGTAGATTATTAAAATCATAATTATCAGCTGCTAATGTTGATAATTCTAAATATCCTGTTATAGTATTATATCCAAATTTTTCTTCTGATTCCCTAAACTCTCCAGTAAATCCTTCCCTTACTAATCTTTCTTTATACTCTTCAATTTTATTTTCTCTATCTTTTAATCCTTCTTCTGTTTTTCGTGTATCTCCAGCATCCATAGCTTGTTTATATTGAATAACAGCTTCTTCTAATTTTTGGAATTTTGCAATCATCTTACTTGATAATTGATCTGTAGTAGGTGGTTCTTCAGCTGGAACTCCTTCTTTTGCGTCTTGCTTTTTATTTGAAGTAGTAGGATTACCTGCTTCAGCATTTGCATAAGCATCTACCTTATTAGTCTTATTACCATCTTGTAATACTCTGGTTGGACTTTTTACGCTTTTTGAATTTGACGCAGGATTCAAATTTGTATGAATACTTCCTCCTAACGATACTGGTGCTAAATAATACCAATCTAAATCATATTGCATTCCAGACGCTTTCTTACCAGTACTTGCATCAGGCGATGCTGCGCCCATTTCAGGACCTGGTCCTTGGAAACATACAACATGCTCTCCGACTAACGGTATACGAGTAGTATTTATGTCGGCTGGATATGCTGTTACTTGTTTACCTGGTCCTGAACCTGCACCGGCCTGGTTGCCTTGTAATTGTATTGTTACTTCACCACGGACATTGTCCATAGCTTCATCACCAGCTCCACCTTGTTTCTTTTTTCCTTCAGATGCAGTTGTATTCTTAAAAGCATGTTGTATATCAACAACTTCTCCATATGCCCATGTTAAGCCTGCTTGACTCATTTAGATTCTCCTAAATCAATTTCTTCTGATTGTTTATGAATTGCATCTAGTTCTTCTTGAGCTGTTTGTAATAGTCTTTGTTTTTCTTCATCTGACATTCCAAATTCATCTCCGCCGGCTGCAGTTGCAGATCCTACTAGTCTTTGTACAACAGCTGCTAATTTAACTAATGCTTCATCGTTTTTAACTGATACATCTAGATATTCTTTAATTAATGGAACTATTATTGTTGCATCACTAATATTTTTAATTAATGGCTGTAGTTCTTGAATTAATGTATTTATTTGTCTATCTTTCTTTTTAGAATTATGATAGATATCTTTCATTAAATCTGAAAATGTAGTTCCTTTGAATAACTCAAACTCGTCATGCATAGTTTATTCCCTTTAAAATAAATATGTACAACTATGATTTATGGGTGCCAATATACCCTCTATGTGAATAATTTTCATACATAGAAGCATAATGTTTTTTCATTATATTAACTACTTTGGTGATATTTTGTGTTTTAAGACCTGTTCTTTCTCGTATAAGAATGTAAAGAGCTTTTTTATTAAAGTTTTCTATATTATCTCTAATTCGAAATAATTCTAATAATGTATCAGCTACAATTATATCTCGTTTATTTGAAAAAATATTACTTAAATTTGTTGTATAATAATCTACAAACTGATTTGTAAAATCTTTAAGGCCTTCTTGGTAATCAGAATAAGATGATTCTGCATTTAAATCTCTACTATCATCTATTACAGTTAAATCTGTTCTTGCTTTCATTTTTGCATAATTTGCATTATTTGCAATAATAAGATAATTTTTTGCTACAATACTAAAATATGAAAATGCTTTACCTTTACCTTTTTGATATTTATGAATTTTTTCATTTAAGAATGCAACTGTTTCGCATTTAACATCTATATAAGGTACATCAAAATAATAAAATTTAAATGTATGAATAATATTTTCAGCTAGCTTATCAAACGCATAATGAATATGTTCTCTGTAAACTTTATTACGTTTTAGTTCGTCACCTTCATTGTTATATGCAACTATTGCCTCATCTGTTATATATGTAAAATATTGTTTTTTGGTAGGCTTTCTTCCTCGTTTCTTTTTCTTTGGAAGTTTAGATTCTTCTTCTATTCGAATCTTATCTGCCTCTAACCATTTATAAAAATTGTCTACTGCGCTCATTAGTTAACTCCACGATTTAGGTCATCCATAACTTCTTTGATAAGTTTAAAAGATGTGCCTACTTCGTCTGATGCTTCAAATGCTCCTTGTCTATCTGCGTTTCTTATTTCAGAGTTGGCTTGATTAATTTTTGTTTTCAATCCATCAAAATAATTGTAATAATTTAGATTCGATGTTTCTAAATCTTCAATATAATCTGATTGATCTTCTTGTTTTCTTAATTGGTTTATATTAACAAATACTGATATTGTTAATGCTACCGCTAATATTATTATTGTTGTTATCATTTGTTATCTCCAAATAAATCATCAAACATTTTCATTGCCGCACCTGCTTCTCCTTTTGCTGCAATACTTCCTAATTGTTTAAAATTTGCTTTTTTAGTATATGGTGTTTTTTTAACTGATGATACAGGTTTTACTTTTGACTTTCCTGCTGCCCATTTTTCATATTCTATCCTTGCTGCCATACAATCTGCTTGGTGCATTACAAAACCTAAATTAGTTTTTAGTTTTGAATCAGCTGTCCTTGACATGAAATAAGGTTTATTATGTTCATCATATAATCCATCTGTTAACTTAATACCTAACATTTCATTCCAAGTGATCTCTATACCATAATGTTGTAATAACCAAATAGATAGGTCATTTACAAGGGTAAATTGGTTGTTAGGATTGACCTTATACATCCTTCCCATATTTTTTCTATGCCACTCAGAATCATTAGGAATATATGTTTCATTTCCTTTTCCAGGAAATCCCATTTTACCAATATCATGATTTAATGCAGTAAAGATTAATTCTTCATATGTATAACCAGACATATCTGCTCCCATCTTAGTCCATAAAGCATGTACCTCATGAGCACATTTAATTACTCGTAACACATGATCTACATATCCACCTTCAAAGGCATTATGGTAATGGTCAATACTAGATGCTGGTTGCATACACATTCTTTCTTCTAGGTCTGTATACATTGCTAGAAGTTTTTCTTTTCTTTCGCCTTTAAAGTTTTTATTAATAATCTCTAATAGGTCTGCCCAATTTTGTACTATTTGTTCTGCTGTTATCATATTTTTAAATTATTTGGTCTACTACGCCTAAGTCTAATGCTTGGCCTGATGTTAAATACATATCTGTTCGCATCTGGTCTTTCCACCATGACGCATCTTTTTTTGTTTTATCTGCTAATAAATCGTATATATCTTGTTCAACTTGTTTTACAAAATCTACGGTTGCTGTTACGTCTGTTAACTTACCTGATATCATTGATGAAGCTTGGTGAAACATTATGGTTGAATTTTTACTAACCATTCTTAAACCCGTACCACATGTTAATATAACAGATGCTGCAGAAAATGCTTTTCCTCTACATATAGTATTTACTTTTACATCTAATGATTTTAAGTAATCAATAATTCCCATCATTTCATGAATATCACCACCTGGACTATTAATCATTAAATTAACTGGAGCATTTGTATCTCCTTTATATGCAGCCGTTTGTCTATATTTTAATATACGCCTAACACGTATCATTAAATCAAACAATGAATGACTTTCTATTTCATCGTTGAGATAAATAACAGAATCATCTAATTCGATTTGATTAGCTAATATATCATTCAGTTCTTGGTATGGTGATACCTCTTGAGTTGTCTGAATTAATTCTTCTTGTTGTTTTGGTCTATTTGGTCGCTCGTTATATAAATCACTCATAATACTTTAATATAATAAATTATTTTCGTAAAAACAAATTTAATAAAGCTTTTTTAACTGACGTTCTAACTTTCTCATTTTAACATTTCCAGCTCGAATATCTTTTTTATATTTAGCTGTTTTAAGATTACCTCTTACCATATTCATTTGTTCAAGTACTTTTGTACGTAATGATTCTTTTTCTCGTTTAGTAAGTTTTTTCTTTTCTGGTTTTGGTTCTGTTGGTTTTAGCGTTCCTTTTAGTTTAGGTTGTTCAACACCTTTATGAAATACATTACCTTCTTTATCAACAAATTCTTTCATAAATTGCCATCCACGCAATCTACCAGATGATTTATAACCTCCTCTAATTTCTGGAGGTCCTACAGTTTTGTTAACACATTTGTAACATAATACTGCATTTGCATCAGCTCCTACTTCTGACCATTCATTACATCTTGGATGTTTTGATAATATTTTCCATCCCCAATATGATTTATCTTCAATACTGTTTCTACAGATCATGTAACGTCTTCCTTGACGAGTTTTTGATTTAAATTTTGTAACTTGTTTTTTCTTTGCCATATTATAAATTTTTAGGTTGTTTAGGTATCCTTCCTCCTGCAATTGTCGCTCCTTGAGGTTTTTGTTCTTGATAAATATCTTCTTTTTCTATTTCAAGTACTTTATGTCCTCCTGTCTTATCTACCTGTATTACTTTTTCTTTTTCAATTTTGGTTGTCGGTGTTGCTAGAATTTCTTCATTCTTTTTTATCATTTCTTCAATTGGATATGGTTTATTAAATTCCATTCCCTTTGGTACAGACATTTTTACTTTTGGTTCTTTTGGTTTTATTTGAGCAAATGCAAAATTAGCAGCAACTACCAATGCAATTGCTAACGGATCAAAAACAAATACTATTAATAATAAGAACCAATTAACTACAGTACCCATTTCTTTACCAGTCGTTTCTGCTAAATATTTAAGTGGTCCTAGTTCTCTTTGTTCTTCATTTCCAATTTCTAAATCTAACAGTTCCGTATCAATTCTCATTATAGAATCTTGTACTGCTTCTAGTTTTAGATTTACATTA